AATGTTCCAGGAGGACCAGATAGCTTAATAATCAGACAGCCAGTTCCAAAATGCTCTCCTGAAAAATCAAACAGACCTGTAGTTTTCAACGAATGTGGTCCTTTAACTTTTAATCCTTACAACATTAACAAAGCTGTTAATCTTTATCAGGATTTGAGCTTGATAGTTAATAAAATGTTTGGTTTTGAAACCAACTATTATTCGGTCCAGCCACAGTCCAGATCTAAAGACGTTGTTCTAAAAGAATGGACACTTTTCGATGTTGTTGAAGAACAGTGTGTGAAGGTAATGGTACCACAAAACCAATTCCCTGATAACAAGGTTAATTATGATCCGTTTGGTATTTCATTCGAAGAACCTTTTGAAATTCACATCGATAAGATTTATTTTGAAAGCATTTTCGGAAAAGGCTCGCAGCCAAGAAAGAGAGATATAATTTATTTTCCTCTGACCAATAGGATTTATGAAATTAACTCTACTTATCTTTTCAGAGATTTTATGTATTCCCCTGTATATTTTAAGATAGAACTTAAAAAGTACAATCCGAAGTCAAACACATATTTCAGAGATCCTGCTTACAAGGAAGAACTCGACGGTATTGCGTTGAATTCACAGGAGTTATTCGGAGCAGAAACAAGAGATCAAGAAGAGCAGGTCACTAAACCTCAGCAGTATGCTACTTCAACGAATGACAGAGGAACAGATCCTACCAGAACATATGTTTATGAAAAACTCCCGATCGTAGGATATGATCTGAATAACAACTGGACCATAATATTCAATAATTACTATGATCTTAACGATGCGTTTGTAACTAACAATGAATTTCCGTTTGAACCAAATCAGTATAGAAACGGTGTGGTTTATGTTAATAGACCAAAATTGGAAGCTGACGGAGAAATTTCATACACCTGCTGGTTTAGCATCAAGAACTATGTTAACGAAAATAGCTTAACTAAAAAACCGTTTTCTCCAGCACCGATTACGAAAGAAGCTGAAACACCAACTAGAATAGTTTACAATTCTTATCCATACAAACACGGATTGACTGCTTGGCAGAATTTTGCAAGTAATCCAAATGGATATGTGGCAATACAATCTGATATTAACCACAGTGGCGGATTTGAGGTTGCATCAGTTATTAACGATTTTAAGTTTTCCGTAGTAAATCCGAACCTTCCTTACTCTATTAATAATCCAACCCTGAAAATGCAAAAAGCACAGGCGAGGAATTTAATTGCAGGAGACTATTTAGATTCTAATGGAAATTCACAAGGGGTAAGAATAGATTTAATACATTCTGGTGTTCAGGAACCCAGTAACACAAACTTCATTCAGCAAGGTAGCATAGAGGTAAGATTAAATGACCTAATATTTAATTCTAGACTTGAATTTGTGCCTGAGTATGGAGAGTGGTATGGCTTAGTCGTTAACATTTCTAACAAATATAAACAGATGGGTATCAACTTCTGGAAGCTATCTTATGATCCCAATAACCCACAAGAACAATCAAGTAATTTGATAAAGGTCCAGGAGTCCTATCGTGCTCTTACACAAACGTATACGTTCGATTTACCTGCGAGCATTGAGACAAATCCTGCGAACCCTCTTTATGGAACAGACAACAATGCTTATAGAATCTACACATCCCCTTTGCTGCTTAGCAACGTGAGAATATTTAAGCAAATGATAGATATAGATAAGCAATCAATTGTTTTGAACCAAAATGTTGTAAGAGACGCACAATTAGCTTATATCATCGACAACGCCAAACCAACCCTGGCTGTACCGAAGATCAGAAGAAAAGGCTAATTTCTAATAATTTTTTTATGCCAAGAAGAAAACCAAAACCGGATAAAGTTGTCCAGGAACAAATCAAAGCTTCTCTGGATTCTATTCTGTTAGATGAAAATCTAGATATAGATTCAGTACAGCCAGACGAATTACCCAGATTAAAGACGACTGATGTGATGAACTTTAAGGACGTTACACAATCAACTGGAAGTGATGCCAAATCTCTAATGGATTCTATCGTTAAATTTTACCTAGACGAAAATTTAATAGACCAAACGGATTATATCGCTTATAAGAAGAAAATAGATTCGATGAACATTTCATCGATGATGCTTCAGCTTAAAACTGCACAGCATGCTATTACCAAACTTCTTGAAGAGATAGATCTTGGAATGGCAAATCCTAGAATGTTTGAAGTACTTGCACAGTTGCAATCTCAGATTATGCAGATGCCTAAGGACTATCAAAACTACATGGAGAAGATGGAGGAAAGTTATAAGAGAATAGGTAAAGAAATGGAGGTTAAAACCAACTCCGGAGCAATCGCACTCGAAACCAACGGCAACGACTTTTTCTCTGGTATCAAACCAGGAGGAGGCGAAAATAACGGGGTGAAGGTAAGAGGTACTAAAGGACTGATGGAAGGATTACGCGATATCCTCGGTGCTGAGATTGAAGACGTAAAACCAATAGAGGAAGAAAACGAAAACGCCATCGTTAACGCCAAGAAAAAAGCACAAATAGACGCTTCCAGAAATATTGTCATTGATGAGGATGACATTCTAGAAATTGATGATGACCTATTCATATGATAGCGGATATAGATGAAGAACTCTTAGAATCCAATTATTGGAACACTAAGAAGGTAAATGAGCTTTTATATAAAGCGGAAGAGGAAGGTCTTGATTTCAAAAGTGTAGACAATCCATTTCACGATAGTGATCCTTCTTTTAAGAGGGCCAATATCCTTTTTGAGTATACCAGAGAGGAGATTTTAGAAATAGAAAAATGCAGTAAAGATGCAGTTTATTTTTCTAAGTATTGTCAGGTAATGACTGATGATGGTCTCCAGTACATTAAGCTCAGGGATTATCAGGTATCGGTAATTAGAGAATATCAGGCAAACAGATTTAATGTTTTTCTAGCGCCCAGACAGGTTGGTAAATCTATTACTTCTGCGGTTATTCTCGTTTGGTATCTTCTGTTTAATCACGACAAAAATGCCATGATTCTTGCAAACGTTGGTAGTACTGCAGAGGAATTGATGGATAAAATTAAATCGATTATTAAGGGTCTTCCTTTTTTCCTGAAACCTGGAATTATAGTCAACAACGTAATGTCGATGAAATTCGACAACGGATGTAGGGCTATTGCTAAAACTACTACTAAAACATCAGCAATTGGTTTTACTATTCACTTTCTTTACATGGATGAGTTTGCACACATTCATCCAAATTTTATAGAAAGCTTCTTTAGGTCAACATATCCTACAGTTTCATCCTCTAAGGTATCTAGAATTATAATTACTTCCACCCCGAACGGAATGAATAAATTTCACGACATTTATCAAAGTGCAGTTTCAGGTGAAAACAGTTTTAATCCAGTAAGGGTTGATTGGTGGCAAGTTCCGGGCAGGGACGACGAGTGGAAGAAACAAGAAATAGCAAACTTAGGAAGCGAGGAACTGTTCAACCAGGAATATGGAAACCAGTTTTTGAGTTCATCTACCCTATTACTTGGCTCGAATGAACTGAAGAAAATTAAAGCAAACGAGACCGAATACATTTGGAGAGAAATAGACGTACTAGATGATGCTGGTTTAAATTATGAAAATTTTAGGTGGCACCCAAAATTTTTGGGATCTAGTGATTTTGATTTTACTGGAAAATCTTTTGTTTTGTCTATAGACTTAGCAGGGGGAGGAAAGGGAGACTATACAGTGATGAATGTTTTCAAAGTTGTTCCTTTGCCTAAAAAAGTTATAGAGTCAATGGATGACTTCGAAGATGAAGCAGATTTCTTTGGGCTTTTGCAAGTTGGTGTTTACAGGGACAACGAAATTCAGATAGAAGACTTTAAAAAGCTTTTAGAAATACTTCTCACAAAGGTATTCGACAGCGAAAAGATTAAAATTCTTTTAGAGATAAACTTTAAGGGCGAATTATTATTAGATAAAATTGTCGCTAACGATAATATTCCTCAGGAAGTATTTCTTTATACTAAACACACTGAATCCGCAAGAATATCCAAGCCAGGTATTAAATACAACGAAAAGAACAAAGAAAAGTACTGTGAGATGCTTAGGATCCTAACCCGGGGAAATAGAATTATCTTAAACGAAAAAACTTGGACAATTCCAGAGCTATTTTCTTTTGGCCTAACTGGAAAAGGAACCTATGCTAGCCAATCTGGACATGATGATGTTGCAATGACTGTTGTGAATCTTTCTGCCCTTTTCGACGGAAATGCATTTTTCGATCTTATAAGTGAAATATATGACGAGCTTGACGAAGGATATAAAGAATTAATAGAGAGTAAACTGGACGATACCGATCCTGAAGGCGGAACTAAAGAGGGAGGTTTTTACGGATCCTTCAGCAAACTGCTCTAAATCACGAAACTTAGTGATATATAAAGTTAAGATCGGGGAAGCGTCCATAAATATACTCTTCCCGATAGATATATAGAATGTAAAAATATCTTCTGAACAATAATGGCAAAGAAAATCAAACTTGATTTATCCCAATTTAAAGCCTCTGGTGTTTACACGTTAGAGTTTGATGCGTCTGAAAACGTCATCCTAACTTCCCAGACAATCAGATTGGTGGTGGGATTTTCAAACAAAGGCCCATTCAACGCTCCGGTTTATATCCCAGACATCACAACAGCAATTGCAATCTTTGGTGATATTGATAAAACATTGGAATCGCAGGGATCTTACTTCCAAAGATCAATTTTAACCTGTTTGCAAACCGGGCCAGTTTTTGCCTTGAACCTACTCAAATTAAACGATGACGAAACTAGTCCAACTGTAGACAAAGTTGATTATTTTGGATTCTCAGTAGCAACCGATGAGCCCAACGGGGTTCTTACATCGAGACTTTATTCATCTTTCTATAACAAAGAGAGATTCTGGTTTGCAGATGTTGATTACTTCCTTGCAACTATGTCTGTAGTAGACCAAGGTAGAATATTCAGCCTGGTAAACCTTGGACAATCACCAATGAGTGTGATAGTTAGAAAATCAACTGATGCGGTGCCACCTTTACAAGGCTACGAGGTATTCGCCGTTGATTGGTATGGAGCCAATAACGTTCCTAGCTATGTACACCCATATGACTACATTGCAGATTGGTTTATAGACGTTATCTCAGTTTCTGGTGATTGGACAGACTATGAAGCTCTTTCAGAAGATCCTGAATGGAGTGCATTTTTTACAAGAAACGGTTTTATTAAGGATCAGTTAAACAATTTCCTTAGCCAGCAAAATGTTAATATTATTGGTCAAGTTACTGGATGCTTAATTCCTAACTTCGTAGATTTAAATGGTAATAACCAATACATTGAAACCCTAATTAATAACAATACTCCTTCAACTGGTCTTTTCTGTGCAGTTGATGAAGAAGCTTTAGACTACCTTTGCCAAAACAGATTTAAGGTTGACTTGGTAGGAAACTTCCTTATTGACGAGCTTACTGGGGATAGAGATCTTCAAGATCCTAAATTGAATTTCTTAAGCTACGATCAGCAATTAATTCAGGATTATCTTTACACACAAAATGTAACTGGTATTACTGGTGCTTCTGGTTCAGCTGGTTCTATAAACGTAGGTAGCTTATTTCACCTTACAGGCTCAACAGGAGCAACATCGGGAGCGCCTGCAGTTGCATTTAATGCATTTAGCCCAACTGCAACATACGGAGGTTTACATTACCTCCAAACAAATTCTGGGGCTGCAACTGGTGGTGTAGTTAAAGTAGTAGTAAACAACGGAGGAACTGGATATACGGCTGCTCCTACTGTAACAATTGCTGCACAAGGCGGCGGAATTCAAGCAACAGCAACAGCAACAATTTCAAGTGGTGCAGTAACTGGAATCGTTATGACAAATAACGGAACTGGTTATACCACTGCTCCATCAGTAACTATTACCGGAGGCGGCGTAGGTGCGACTGGGGCAGCTGCAGTAGCAGTAGTTCAGACCGGAACCTCACTTACTTCTGCTGAGAAAACTAGACTTAAGAATTACCTTACCCCATCTTCAAGTAGTGCTCCCTTCATAGTTGGTCAAGTTGGTATACCTGCTGGATTAACGGGAACCGTGATTAATCAATTTACCGATGGTGATTTAGTTAAACTAAAAGTTGTTGGGATTTCTGAAGTTTTAAGCAACCTTATAATTACTTATAGCCACCCTCTAGATACTGCAGTTTATGCTTCTCAGGGTATTACAATAAAACCAACATTTGATACCCAAGGGACAACAGGTAATGGTGTGATTAATTACTACTATGATTTCGGAGCATCCGATTATTTAGATATAGCAGACGTTGCTTCAGTAACAGGCGGAACAGCATCTAACGCTTTAGGCGGATTAATATCAACAAATCTCTACCAGAACGTACTTTATCAAGAAATTGCAGATGGTGATGTTATTTGGTTAAGTGATGACGGTGTATCTAAATATTACTTAGACACTCAACTAACTATAGATAGAGATCAGTACAACATATCTTACATAAGAGCTTTCAACAACGTTGCAAGACTTAGCCCAGCAAATTTGGTTAACTATCCAGCATTCTCAGATGGAACAGTAGGACCTTACGCTTCGGATAACAACGGATTACCTGTTGCGGCTGGAAAAACTGATATCGTTTCAACGGTAGCTTCTATTAACCAATACTTAGATGTAGTACTTAAAATTGACAGCAC